TCTTGATCCCATTCCGCATCGCGTGCCGCTGGCGCTCGAATCTCTCGGGCGAGCCGACGTTGGGAGCGTAACTGTACACGCCGTCCGCCTCGACATGCGGGGCCGAAATGAGCCGGCGTAAGGGTTTCCGGCAGGTCGAGCAGAACCGTTGACGGTCACGCTCCTCGATCTTGACCAACCGTTCGACCCGGTGGCCGTCTGGGCATTCGAACTCAAGCAAAGGCATCGACTTCCTCTGGAGTATCGGCTTCCGGGCCGAGGTTGATCGGAATGGCCTTCCCGTTGCTGTCCGATAACTGCGGCAACCGCTCGAGGAAGGCTCTGTTTTTCGGCCGGATGGCTTTCACGTACGTATCGCCGACGATGTTGATCTGCGGGTACGTCCGCTCCATGACGAGCAGCCAGCGGGCGCTAATCAAGAGGTCGATCTTGGATTCCCACCACCGGCCATGACCAGGGCGAATCGTGTCGTCCTCTGTCCCAGAATCGATCAACGCGCCAAAGGTCAGTGCGGTCGAATTGGACGCCAGCGCGTGCCCGCCATCGGCATGCATGACCGTGTTCTCGCGCAGCCATTTATGGTGTGCCGCAGAGCCAAAAACGAGGCTGGACGGCATGGGCCCTTTGCTCCGCATCGCGCAGTCCGCACCCAGAACCGTGATCTTGTCGAAGCCCATGCACAAGGCGACGTCGATGGCTCGGGTGACAGTATTTAAGCCTGACCCAGCTCTGACGGTCCCTGGGTAGAGGGTCATGTACATCCAGTCCTCGTACGGGAACTGTTGCACGACGCCGTTCGCATCGGGCCACGCCACTGGATTGCGTTTGATGCCGACAAAGTTGTGGAACCAGCGAATCCGGCGCTTGTTTGTGGTCAGGTACTGCGTGAGGTGGGGATGGACGGTTGTGGCGAGCATGTACTCGACGTCGGCCACGTCTTGCCACTCGACGAGCATGTCCGTGGTCTGATCGACCGTGAACCCGTGGGTCGGTTTGTATCCGTTGTCCACGAGCCACGGCAGGGCCGAATTGCACCCCCAGACTTCATCGCCTTGTGGCACCCATTCGGTCGCTTCTTCGGCCAGCGACGGGCCGGCACCGCAGATGACGACGTGCTTGCCCTTCCCACTGTCCACCTTGACGACAAACCGCTCATCGAGTTCGTCGATCGCCCGCCGGAACCGTTGCCAGGAGTCGAACGCCGCTTGGTCGGTAAAGCTGGATTCGACGAGTGCCGCGAGTCCCCAGTACGGCTCTAACTCTTCGGCCACGGCGCGGTTCATATGCTGAAGGTGGTCGTGGGCCATTGCTTCCCAGGCAAAGGCATTGCCGATAATGAAGGCAGGGAAGTGGTCCGAGACCGGATTGGCGAGTGTGACCGTGGGTGACGGCGGCTTGCCGTTCTTGGCCGCCACGCGCTGAGCCTCACGACGGTCGCGACGGGCTTGGCTCATGCGACTGAGACGAGGCTAATGCAGCGGCAATTGTACGTGTCATCGCCGGGGATATAGTTGCCGTTCGAGTAGAGCGCATCATACGGCACGGTCTCGCCTTCCATCATCACATGCTCGTCCCGCTCGCGGTCATCCATGACGCCTTTCCACGTCTTGGTCAGTGAACCCTGTTCGACAATGCCCTGATTGATCGCGTCACGCCAGGCTAAATCCTGCCCAAGTTTCATGGCGTCAAGACTCGCCGTTCGGCTGATGGTCTCGGCATTCAGTGCCACGGCGCGGCGCGTGTATGCAGCAACGGATTTCTCGATGGCCGCGTCCCCAAAATCGGTTTCCGCCGCCAGCTTGGCTTCGTACTTGGCGACATTCGCCACTTGCGTTGGCGACAGGCCAACTATCTGCCGGATCTCTCGCGCAATCGTGGCCGCCGAGTCGCCATTGCGGATCCCGTTCTCGATAAACGCCTTGACGGCTTCCCGGGTATCGTCGGCCAGTGATTGGACGACCTTGGTATCGAGCTCGCGGACGCCTTCGACGACATGGGGCGAGAGGTAGTTGAATGCGACACCAACCACGCCATTCACCTGACCCGCGTCCGGCAGGTCAAGAATGGCCGAGTCAAACGCCGCCGCGACGGCCTGTCTGATGCGGACACTCAGCACCAGAAGGGCGCGGTCCACCAGCACCGCAAACGAGCCACCGACCGCGACATCAGCCACGAGTCGGTCGAGCGCATGGGACCGGATGATGTCTTCGAGGTCCGTATCACTCAGGTTCTTCCGGATGGTATCAAAGGCGCGCAGCACGGCCGCACTCAACGCCGGCTGCAATCGTGCGGCTCGGCGTCGGGCGCGTTGCCATGCCTCGAGTTCAACCGCTGAGAGCATCGCCGTTCGTCGGGGAGACAAACTTCCGCTCAACTACCGTCGCATCGAGAGACCAATCGACGTACTGCTCGATGGTCGCCTCGACCAGACTGTCGTTGCTGATCTTGACCGCGATGCTGATAACGCCCTTCATTGGCGCGCCATCCAGCAGCACCTTCGTATTGCCCGGATCTCCGTCGGGGCAACTAACCTGAAGCCGATGGAGGTCTGGCATCAGCCCTTAGATGCCGGGACGGTCTGCGTGCTGCTCGAGTTAGCCGCGTTCTCGCCAGGGTTCTGATGATGCTGCGCGTCATGGCTCGCATGGTTCGCGGCGATTGTCGAATGGGCTTGGCTCGCCTTGCTCGGCGTGTCGCCATCGGACGGCATGCCTGCACAGCCCGGACTAGTCGGTTGCATCGCCATTCTCGTCTCCTTGGTCAAACGTGGTGTCCGATTCCTTTCGTACACGCGTGCCGATGTAGTGATAGTCCCCGTTGTCCCACGAACTGACATAGCGGGCAATGCCGTTCCCGAACTGGACATCCAGCGCATCGTATCCTTTGCTCATTTTGGGGGCGCGGTTCCCGTCCATCGGCCCGCCAACGAACTCCGGATACTCATGCGGGACGTGTGTCATGCGACAGTTGGCTGCGGCGCCGGCGTGGGTGGTCGCTGCCGGAGTGCCAACTGTGCCGCCATCTCGTCCGCTTTCTGTGCCGCATCCGCCGCCTTCGCCGCGTCCATCTCTTGGACCAGTTCGTCGATATTCTCGTCCGGACTCAACCGTTGCCCATCCTGTAACGCTTCAAGTACCACACGAGCCGGGAGGTTCAACGCGGTCGCCAGTGTTCCCCACGCCGTCATCATGTCAGCCTGCATCGACATGTCGTCAAACTCGCGGTTGATCTCGATAGACCCGCCATCGGGCAATCGGAGATAGTTCGCATGAAACTGCATGGCCTTCTCAACGGCGTCCTGTAGTCCGCGAGCCGTGACCGCCAGCTTCGAGTCCGATGCGCTTTTGTCGATCCGCTTGGCTTGAGCTGTCTCGGCCGTTCGCTTCTGCGGGGCGAGCATCGAGAGGCCAAGGACGCCCATGTCTGACTTCATGTCGTCCAGCGAGACCTTCACCTCGTTGAGTGCTTGGCCGGTATGTGACACGTACTTGGCGTCCGCGCCTAACGGGAGCCAGAGTACGGTGTCAGGTCCTACCACGACCGGTTCCTTGCCACCCGCCGAATTGGATGCGCCGATAATGGCAAGGACCGGGACACACGTTTTGTGGATCGAGGTCGCCTGGTCACTGGACCGCTGATAGAACGCGATGTTGAGATAGGCCAGGTCGATGAGCGGCGGGTCGGAATCGAACAACGCCCGACGCCCGGAGCTCTGCACTTCCGCCAACGGGATCTCGGTCTGGTTTACATACCGGCCTTCGTCGACCAGGACAACTGTCTGCGTGTCGGTAACCTCAAGCAGCGTAAAGCCAACCATCCCGTTCTCGTTCCACAACACCCGGTAGCGCGTCTGCGTCTTTTCACCAAAGGCGCCATCGGGAACCGAGGTCGTCTCCTTGAGCACGATCTGGGTGAGAATGAGCCGTCCCCCAACCGTCTGCGTTCGCCAACTGACGATGTTGTCCTTTTTGATGAGCACCCAGTACGGCCGCATCGCCGCTGGGCCTGTTTCATCAGCAAGCGTCAGGATGCGGCCACCCGTATTCGGATAGTCCACGAGAATCGCACAGTGGCCCGTCTCGATGGCTTCCTGTAGCGCCTCGTGAATGAACACGTCGCCATGCGTGCCGGCGTTGTCGATATTCTCCCACTGGTCACGGATGGGTTGCGGGACATCGTCACCGAACTCCGGGTCTCGGCGAAAGACGTAGCCGGTCAGCCCTTCGACAGCACTCCGGAAGGCGTTGAAGAAAACGGTTGAGCGGAGGCGAGCCTGGTAGTTCTGCGGCTCCTCACCTGGCGCTTGCGGGAGGTACGTGTTCTGCCGAGCTCGTACGCTTTCAGTCCCGCCCCACACGTCGCGACAGATGGTTAACGCGTTCTGCTGCTTCTCAGCGGCCGGTGAGAGCGTACTGGGGAGGTTTCGCTTCTCGCCAGGAAAACCGGCAATCTGGACACCACCCGGGCGTAACGGACCGTCACCGGGTCGGTTGCCGACATTGGCGGGGTCCGTATCAGGGACGTAGGGCAGTTGATAGGTCGCCATGCTACATCCTCAGTGTGGAGAAAGTGGCGGCCCTCGTGTGCAGGAGGTTAAACCGTTGCCAGATGAGATACCCCAACGCATCAGTGATGTGGTCGAGCCCTAAACTCTTGTCCGGCAGGCTCGTTCCGTCCTTGTACGTCATGCCATCCAACCCACGAATAAGCGCCTTGGCGTTCGGGTGAACGTGCAGCCGACGCTTGCCGTTCGCGTCCTTCAACATCGTCTGAACAGCATTGATCCGGTCAGGAATCGGGATTGCGGACGGATGGACATCCACAATCAATCCATGACTCTGCAAGATTGTGATGTCCGTTGTCCCAGCCACCGCACTCGTCCGCCGCTGGTTCGCTGATGGGTCAGGGCAGACAATGATCGGACGACCCTTGTAGCGTCTCACGATTTCGGCGGCCACCTCTTCCGTGTTCGAGGTGTGGAGCTCAAGGGCTTCAAGGACGTGGCATTCGTCGCCAACCTTTATGGCAACGACGGTCGCCATCGGATTGATGTTGAAATCCTGGCCGACCAGAATCTCACCACCAACGTCCTTGATGTCCTTGGAGACGTTGAGCAGACGGTCGAAGTTGTCATAGACCCGCCCCGCTAGTGTCTCAAAACTCGCCTCGAACTCCTGGCGAAAGACGCGCGAATCCATGCTTGATCGTGCCGCCTCAATCTCGTCAGGCGGGACGTTCCCACCTTTCAGCGTCGTGAAACTCCACGACTTCCACTCTTTGTCATCAACCACGCCCTTCAAGTACAGGTCGTAGGCGTAGTTGTAGCCCATCGGCGTCCCGACAAAGAGAGCTCGCCCCTGCCGATCGGCCAACGCTGGCCTGAGCACTTCCTGCCAGAGCGTCGGGTCGATCATCGCGAACTCGTCACAGACGACAAAATTGAGGCCGAGGCCGCGGAGGCTGTCCGGGTTATCGGCACCCTTCAATGCGATGCGCGAGCCATTGCGGAGTTCGAGGCTGAGTTCTGTCTCGTTCGGCGCTTTGGCTAGTTGGCTTCGAGGTACCACCTGCTTCACGGCACGCCACGCGATTTCCTTGGCCATGCGGTAGGTCGGGGCGACATACCAACAGACCGCGTTCCTCTTCTCGCCGGCCGCTGCTGCGAGTTCTGCCGCGGCGAGGTACGTCTTGCCGAACCGCCTTCCAGCAACGAGGACGCGAAACCGGTGGTCCGACTCAAAGACATCGGCCTGGGGATCGGTGAACTCGATCCATTTGACGGGCCGAGTCGCAGCAGTCATGGCTAGTTGGCTGACCGACGACGGAAGGCTAGCATGTCGATCTCGCCAGAGTGCTCGACGCGTTCGGTATAGAGACCAGCCGCCTTGCCGCGGGAGATGGCGGCCGTAACGGCTGGTCCGTACTGGCCGGCTTCAATGGCTCCGTCGCGCAGGTCGGCGAGTTCTTTCAGGTGAGTCGCGAGAGTGATTCCCGCTTCCTCGATAATCGGTGCGCGAAGGTTAGCAATTTCTGTTGCGATACTAGCATTCCCTAGCAATCGCGTTGCTTGAACGCTCGCGCCATTCGGGCTAAAGCCAGCCCTGATAGCGGCTTGCGTCGCGTTGCCGTCTTTAACGTATTCGACGACGAATCGTTGCTGGCGTTCTGTCATGCCCAGGTCATCTCCACCTTGCTTTTACAGCGAGGACAGTGGGTTGCGAGTCCCTGACCGTTCCGCTCGCCATCGGTTCGGAGGATACGGACGGTCACTTGGACCTCGCCGGGAATGGCCAAGAGCCAAGTGCGGCAAGGAAACTCAGTACGCGCCATGCGGATGCGGCCGGGGCAGCGAACATCGGTATAGACAAAGGCCCCCGTGACCGTGAGAGTCGCGAGGGCCGTGAAACGACCGTGAGGATGTGGGTCGGCGGGTTGGGCCGATAGGGAGAATATGGGGGCGGCACGAGGATTGGTCAACGAGGGGATTCCGGTATTTGAGTCAGAACAACCTCAGACCACCGATAGCCAAAGACGAACGAGACGATGACTAGTGCAACACTCAGACTGATCCCGACGGCAGGACTGAAGCGCAGCCATATCCCGATCGCCGTATCCTTTTGCGACGGCTCTCGGTACCTGAAGTAACACCAGTGGCCCCACGGCAGGCGCGCGAAATATGCTGGCTTGCCTTCCCATGTGCCCTTCAACTCAGTTCCTCAATGGCGCGTTTGAGGGCTTTGGCGTTCTTCTCGGCTGAGGCGATGCTATTCGTCTGAAACTGGAGGAGTCGCGGCTGGAGCGATTCGGCAACAGGACAGAGTTTGTACTGTTTGAAGAGTGGCTGAAACGCGGGTTCGTCATACGTGAGTCGCCATGCCGGATAGGGCTGTTCGCCGCCCTGCCTCACGATCGCATCACTGAGCCGAAGCGCGACGCCCGGAGTGTCGCACACGACGGCGTAGGTCCAGTAGTCGTGGGTCCAACCGTCGGGGACGTGTTGAGGGACGAGCCAGTCGCAGCCGGCAATGGCTTCACGGTAGAGTTGCGCGGCTTCGCGACGCAGGCGCACTAATTCATCGGGCCATGATCGAGTCCAGCCCACACCGCCGACAGCCATGTTGAATAGGTCAAGTCCAGCCGCCGCCGTAATATCGTTCATGCGGTAGTTCCAGCCGAGCGAGTGGTGACGCTCAAAGGTTGGGCTTTTGATGGCGTCGGGGTCGATGCGGGGTTGGTCAGCTCGCATCCGATACCCGAGGCTCGAGAACTCCCGCGCTTTCGTGGCTAGTTCCTCATCGTTCGTGACGAGCACGCCGCCTTCGCCGAGTGCGAGAATCTTGGAAGCTTGGAAACTGTAACTGGTGAACTCGGCAAGGATGTTATGCGGCCGCAACGTCTGGGCCGCGTCGTCTATCGCGCGTCCCGAGAATCCAGACTGGGCGTGCAGACCATAGAGCGATACAGGAATCGTCGGTATCGAATAGCCAGCGCCGCCCATCAGCCACGTCCGTTCGTCCACATCGCAGAACGCCGGAACCGCCCCAGCATGCAGAACCGCAATCGTGGTCGATGCCATCGTGAGCGGTGGGACGGCTACGCGGTCTCCCGGCTTCACACCAAGCGCCACAAGAGCCGTATGCAAAGTTGCGGTCCCATTCACTAGCGCGATTGCGTACTTTGCGCCGACATAGGCGGCGAACTCGCGCTCGAATGCAGCGACCGCAGAGCCGTTCTTCATCCAAGCACCCGCACCCATTCTTCGCCGTACAACTCGACCGCGTACGCACGCGGCCATGCGAGGATTGTGAAGCAATCATGCGGCGGGACGATCTCCCTCAAAAAACCGTGACAGTGGCACCGGTCGCCGGGGATGGCGAGAAGGCTAAACAGTCGCGCCTTGAGGGGACTCATGATCTTCTTCTGCTCTGTCAATTCCCCTCCACGAGTAGTCTCGCCGCCCGAAAATCTGCCTGATCGTCGATGGTCCAGTAGCCTTTCGGCAATCGCGGCACTTTCGGCGCGTCATGTGCACCAAAGAGTGCATACGTGATGTGCTCTCGCTTGTACTTGTCCTGGGTGACCGAGTTCGCCACATCCAACATCTCGAGTGTGAACGCTTCGCCGCCTTGCTCCACCGGCAAGCGTTCACCAGCGACAACGCGCAGACACATCGTCGGCTGTTTGTTCCAATCGTCTGGCGTCCAACGGACAATCACGGTGTCGGGATGCCAGCGGTACCGATGCGCGCAGAACCAGAAGCGACCGAGAACGTCATGCTCATCGCCATCCCATGCGAATACTGTCGCCTTGACCCGCCGCAATTCAGCACCAAGCGGACCAGCATCGTCCTTTGCGGGAATCGCCACCACGACATTTGCCTGACCGAACGCTTCCACCGCCAACCGCCACGCCCGCGCAATCAACGTCTCGCCGCCAAGTTTGAGAAGCATCTTCTCCTCAAGCCGCGTGCTCTTGAGTCGTGACTGGATGATGCAGAGCGGCGGAATCACTGGACCGGCACCCCGAACCGCTCCGTCAGATGCAAGTACCGATGGATCTCCATCATCCCGTTCTGCTTCATCAGGTACACCCGCTGCCCGAATCGGTCCACGTCTTTGCACCACAAACAGTTGTCCCACATGGAATTTGACGGGTCTCGGACATAGGCCGCGCACCAATCGACAGCGAGATGTAAGCCCTCATCACTATCCGGTACCTGGCCCGCATGCGTGAGTAGGACAGGACTGAGTAAGTACGGCTCAATCTGTGGTGTGTACATGAACAACTCGCCGAGATACCAGATCTGCGACGTGTTGAACAGAATCGGGCGAGACGTCACGAGTTCGGCGAGCGTCATACGACCGGCGCCGGCTGATGTTTTGACAGATACAAAATCCCGTCCTCGTAACTCGCCACATGGCTAATGGCCTGGTAGAGCGTGATCTTGCTTCGCTCATGCGTTAAGAGTTCGCGACGCGTGGAATCCATCCCCGCTGGCTTTTCCTCCCACGATGCGGAATGGGCAGGGACAGGGATAATGCGGATTCGCTCTGCGGCCGGCTCCTCGATCAATGCTTGGACAAACGTCAGAAAGGCGCGCGGTAGGTGATAGGCCGATGCAACGAGAATCAGCTTGGACCATCCGCGATCTAGCGCGAGGTCGATCATGTTGACGGCCTGCTCACGCGTGTTCCTCGAGCCGCCCTCCATCATCATCTTGTCAGGACTGATGCCGTAGGGCGAGCCGAGTAGGGCGCGATACGAGTGCATGGCGTCGATGAATTGCGGCGGCTCGTGCAGCCCACCCGAGAGCACAACGAGTGGCGCGAGCCCCATGCGAAAGGCGTGGTAAGCCGTCCGGTATCGGGGCTCGGCATCCTCGCCACACAGGCAGACGATAGCGTCCGATTTCGCGGGCGGTGTCGTGAACAACATGGCGAGGAAATCGGGGTTCATGCCAGCATCGCCTCAACATCACGAACGCGGCGGATCATCTCCCCAAATTGGACGTCAGTAAGACTCACATTGCTTTCAAGTTCCGATGGCTCGTCCCAGAGCATGAAATGCGCTTCAAGAACTACTGCGCCGCGCGAGGCCGCGACAATGCAGGGCTCGATACTCGTCCCGTGGTACGAGAAGCCATCATAATTATTTTCCGTGTCGACGCGGGATAGCTCGAGCGCCGTCTGTGGGTACCCCGGAGCGCACCAGAGCCACAGACATTCACCATTCTCGTCCAGATTATACCAGCCCTGCGCCGTGCTGATGATCTTCGGCTTGCCCGCGAGCCGCGTCCGCACGAGGTCCATGAAGGGGCTATAAGCGTCACTATCAAGCGCCGCGATTTTCCAGACCGGATTGCCGATTGATTCCAACAGATCCATTGACTCAGGGCCGAACACCGATGAGAAAATCGGGAGGCCAATGGACGCCGCATGAGCATAGAGCGGCGCGAACCATTCGCGGGGCGTCATTGCGCGCGTGTAGAGATCACGCATCGACATGCCCTGATCGCCCCATCGTGCTGGCGCTGGCCCATCACCGCCGCGCAGAGCCAGCAACTCCTCGACGCCATAGCATTGTAGCTTTGCCGCAGATGCACCTGACGCCTTTGCGGCATCAAGTAATCGGACAGCTCGGCCGTAGTCCCCATTGTGCGCGTTTCCAATCTCGGCAATGCACGCGACAGGACATCCGTGGCCAATCTCGAGAGGGCCGATGTTCATGCGACCAGCTCGCGCAACTCGTCGACACTGAGCTGCATTGGGTTCGTATCCGAACGATATGAGAAGTCGGCCGGCACGGATGGATAACACGGCATGGACGGCGGAGATTCCCACCACGGTCTGGTGCCATTCGCGGTATTCGGCAACCGCCACGTCGCGGATTCGGGCTCGATGATGTAGTGCGTCCCGGCGTCGTATGTCGTCCGAGATTCCTCACTCGAGATTAGCGTTTCGTGCATCCGCTCACCCGGCCCTAATCCCGTTTCGACATGGCCGGGTTCGTACAACCCAGGGCCGACGACGGCGCGGGCAAGATCGAGAACGATGGCACTGCCGACCTTGGGGATGAAGACTTCGCCGCCTTTCATCTCGCGGAAGGCCAAGAGGACGAGATCGACCGCCTGATCAATCGTCATCCAGAACCGCGTTGCATTCTCGCAACTGATGGTCAGCGGTAAGTTGCGGTCTCGCTGGCCCTTGAAGATGCCAAGCACCGACCCGCGCGAGCCGAGAACATTGCCATATCTCGTCGCGGACAACTTTGTCGCATGGCCCGCTGCGTACACGTTTGAGGCAATCCACAGCCGCTCGGCCGTGAACTTGGTCGCACCGTAAAGCGTATGGGCGGCCGGCGCTTTATCAGTCGAGAGAAAGACGGCCTTGTGGACACCGGCGAGGATTGCAGCACTCGCGACATGGTGCGTCCCAATCACATTTGTGAGGGTCGCCTCCCACGGGTCGGCCTCACAGGCTTCAACCCGCTTCATCGCCGCGGCATGAACGACCAGGTGGACGCCGTTCATGGCTTGCACGAGTCGGTCTCGGTCCCGAACATCCCCAATGAACCATCGGACGCGGGAATCCGGAAACTCGGCCTTCATCTGGGATTGCTTGAGCTCATCGCGGGAAAAGACGACGAGACGGCCGACGTCATCGGCTAAGGCTCGACGGACGAAGGCATGGCCAAAACTTCCCGTGGCCCCGGTACAGAGCACGGAACGACCAGTCAGCGGGCTATCCACGTAGGGCAATCAAGAGGACTCTCCGTCGTGTGCGGGGCGGCGAGACGCGGACAGTATAACGAGTTACCGAGAATCGCGCTAGCGAATATCGCAAGCCTAATGTGCGAATGTGCCGCGTGAAACCTCGACGAGGAGCACTCGGAGCGCGTCCAAGGTTGCCTGTGTCGTCAGCCCATCGGGCGTCGTGCGATACAGCCGCCAGCCCAATTGATTCGCGCGATTGTACTTCTCCATGTCCGCGGCGTATCCCGAACCGCGCGTGTGTCGACCGCGCGTCCAGATACCGCCCTCCACCTCGATTGCGATCTTTTGTTCCGGAAACGCAAAGTCGAATGCCCACTTGCGAGGACGGGCAAAGCGAAACTCGGGAATCGGGCGTGGAAGGCCCACAGCGGCCAGGACGGCCAGAAACAGCGCAGTCGTCGCGTCCTGGGGTTTAGTGAGCTTGGCGGGGCGCTTCCGGGGCGGGGACGGGGATTGTGGCGCGCCATGCTGGGCCTGAGCCTTGCTTCGTGGCACGCCGAGCCGAACGAGCGCTTCTACCGTCTCGTCCGGTGTCATGCCGAAGTCGGTCACGGGGCGACGCGGTAGAGAAGGGAGAGGGTCACGCGGCGCCGTCAGTTTCGGCGTTCATGGTTTCGGTGTCTCCGGACGCGCGATGTACGTGAGCTTTCCGTCAGTGAATCGGGCGACGAATCGCGGATAGTCAGGCGCGATGCAGCCAACGAACTCCACGTCGCCGTGATAGTTCATGTCCTCCCAGCCGCGATGCACGGGCGTTATCATGCCGCCCTGCGTGTCGCGAAGGTTCCTGGCTCGGCGTGCGAGCCTTCGCGAACTTTTCGAGCCGTTCGAGGCGACGCTCGACGTCGGCCGCCGTAATCTCTTTCGTGTCCGTCACGATCCACGCGATGAACGCGGCGACGAAGCAAGCGTAGAGCGTTCCCGCGACGCCATAGAGCCATCCGGGCGCGTGGAAGTGATCCAGCGCCAGCCACCAGACGAGCGCCATGTTCAGATACAAACTCGGCCGTGGGGCGCCGCGCTGGGGTCGCGGCATCAGAATTCCCTCCCGACGTCGCGGCCCTGTGTTGAGTATTGGTCGACCTCGCGCAGGTCGAGGACACGCTGGTGGCGTACGAAGAGCTTGGCGACCTGACCGGCCACCGGGCCCTCGAGGCGATGCTTGAGCACCATGACGGCCATCGTGCTCGGCTCGACGACGGTGTCGCGGAGCGCGAGGCCCTGCCGGACGAGCTTGAGCTGCTTGTCGCTGATGTTCGACTTGAGCGGCCGATAGACGCCGAGCACCGTGTCCGACTCCTCCTCCTTCGTGCCGCCGCCGCGGAGCGCGTGGAGACTCGGTGGCATGAACTGCTCGGCGGCGTCGGCGGGTCGGCCCATCTGCGACGCGACGAGCATGACGATGTGATTCTGGACTGCCAACTCTTTCGCGAGGCGCACCGTCTCGCTCATCTCGTGGAATGAGTTCTTCCCGTCGCCGTGCGCGATGCGATCGACGTGGTCGACGATCACGAACTGGCAACCGAGCGCGACACCCCAGTCGGTCCAACGCTTGAGACCCGCAGCGTTGATCCGGCGCGTAGTGGCGAAGTGCGCGCGCTCACGGACCCACGGATCCCGCTGCCAGACGAGGTGCCGCTGTACTTTGCTCATCGCATCGTCCCAAGTCGGCGTGCCGCGCGCATCGCCAGCGGCCAAGACGACCTTCGGCGGGATGTCCATCGCCATGCAGGCCCATTTGACGCGCAGGACGTCGGGCCCCTGCTCGAGGCCGATGTACAAGCCGCAGTGGTCTGACCGGATCAGCGAGTCGAAGAGGTTTTGGAGAAACAGCGACTTGCCGCCGCCGGTCCGCGCGGCGACGAGGATCAAATCGCCGGGGCACATCGGCCCGGCGAGTGAGGCAAGATCCCGCCAGGGGTAGCGAGGGAATGTTGACGAGTCCTCGTGAATCCGCGCCGTCGCGTCCGCGAGTTGCGAGTCGATGAGCGTATCCGGGTCGGGCATTTCGGCGACGGCGCGACGTTCGCGCTCGTCGTCGAGACTGAGCACGGGCCCGACGCGGTCGTAGCGATTCAGCGGCGCGCTCATTCGGACCTCATGGCGGCGAGGCCGCGTTCGTTGAGGAAGCCGTTCTCGTCAACGAGCGGGTGATTGACCCACTCGGCGAACGTCTGAGCGAAGCGCGTCAGCGAGACGAATCGCGGCTCGGTGCGCTCGAGGTAAATCGCCAGGTGCTCGCCGAGCTCGGCGTCCGTGTTGCCGGCGGTGCGCAACGGCGCGAGGGCCTTAGCGGCTTGCCCGGCGACGCCGGCGAACGATCCGGCACCGTACTTCGCTTCCCACACCCCGCACGTCGGCGTGAGCCACGTTTCCCGCGAAGCACTCTCGCCCTCGCCGCGCGGTTTGCGGCGAGAAGGTTGTTGCTCGGTGGTCGTAGGTCGTAGGTCGTAGGTCGTAGGTCCAAGATCGGAGAGTGAGGATTTCCCGAGACTCTCATGAGACTCTCGTGCGTGTCTCATTTTTGGGGCTCTAGCGGGGCCCGGGAGGACGTACTTCGAAGGGTGCTCTATCCGTTGGTGGCGCTTCCAGTTAGAGACTTGAATGAGGCGCTGGCCGGAGTCCGAGACGTAGCGCACGATTCGGCCGATCTCCGCGAGTCTCATGAGACTCTCACGCGATGTGTCCGAAGATTCGGGAAAAACGAAGCCGTCGATGGCTTTTTCGTTGTCTAAAAGACGGCCCGCGTCGTCGGCGAAACTGAGCAATCCGAGGAAGACCAAACGGTCGATCGGCGCCATCGGCGCGAGCTTCTCGTCGCCCCAAAATTCGGGCTTGACGGTGCGGATTCTGGGCATCAGCGGCGCCTCGTTGCGCGCGCAAGAATTCGACGCCGCTTCGCTTCGTCTTCCGAGGTTGAGCGAGGCGTCGTGGGGTGGGAAATACGGGCGAGCACGCGGCCGAGGATGGTCGAGACGTGTTCGGGCTGGCGGGCGAAGTGGCCGCTTGGCGACGGGAGCTTCGGTCGCTCGTAGGCGCTCACTTCGCGACTCCGGCGCCGACATCAGCAGACCGGTGGACCGGGCTTTCGGCCTGTATCCCTGGCTGTAACGCCCGCGCGGATTTCTCACTCGAGGCGGGAAAGAGCCGGTTACTAGCCCGTGCGCTAAACGCCCATCTGTGCGCGACTTCTATAGTATGGGCGCGGGACGACGTTGGCCGTCCCTGTTCCGCCACAAAACCTAATAAGCTACGGTTTCGCGTCATTCGCTATTTCCTGTATCGCTGGCTGTAACGCTGAACGCGCTGGCGAGCTTGGCGACCGCGGCGCGCTTGTGATCAGGACTGAGGTCCGCGTACACATCCTCGACGACCTTGAGCGAGTCGCCCAATAGCTTCGCGACGGTATACAGGTCGACGCCGCGCATGACGGCGTGCGATGCGAACGAATGCCGGAGCGTGTGGTAGACGACGCCCTGCGGATTCTCCCGCCCGTAGATCAAGCCGGCGCCTTCAACGATCTGGATGAAGTGCTTGCGGAAGGCCAGCTCCTGGAGCGGCTCGCCGTCGTAGACGGGGCTCGGAAACATCCACGTTTCAGAGGCGAAGTCGCGGACGTGCACGCGCGCGATAGCTCGCAACGGCTCGGCCATCGGAACGAGGCGAATCGCGCGCTTTGTCTTCGGCCGCCAATCCGGCTGCTTCCGGATGTTGATCACGCCGAGCTCCAGGTCGACGTCGAGCACGGGACGAAGGCGGAGCGTTTCCCCAATGCGTAACCCGGCGAGCAGCCCGCACGCGACGCCGAACAGGTACGGCGCCGGCGTGCGCGCCATCACGGCGTTCGCCTCTGAGACGGTCAGCACGCGATCTCGGCGATGGGTCTCCCGCACCGTACGATCGGCCTCCACGGGGCTGTGGAGCGGCCTGGCGGGGCGGTTCCGTTCGCTCATTTCGGCTCTCCTGGGGCGCCGGAATACACGTGATAGAATGCGTCGCGCGCTTCCTCGTTCTCGAATAGCACCAGCACGCCGAAGCGGTCACGCCCCGGAGATGAGAACTGCGCGGCTCGCCAGTGGTCGTAGCCGAACGTCTCGTCAGTGAGATAGGCCGAGACCTTCACGGCGCAGTCGTTGAGTGATGGCGTTTTCATGTCGGCTCTCGTGGGGCGGCAACGCGGGCGGCGGGGCGGTCAGCATGCTTCGATCCCGGAAGGATCTCCGCGAGTTCGCGTTCTAGTGCGTTCCTTTCTTTCTGTGCCGCGTCCAGTTGGGACCGTAGGGTCTCGGCCTCCTCAATCAACTTTTTGACGCTGCTGCCCATGTAGCGTTGCATTAGCGCCTCATTCTCGTCGCAGAGTTTGCGTAGGGTCTCGGCCTCCTCAATTCGCGCGATGGCTGCGTCGTGAGAATCACAAAGATCCTTGATGGCGACACCGTACTCGAAGGTCGGTCCCTTCGTCATCGGATAGGCGCGGCGAAATAGCGCTATCTGTTTCGGCGAGAGCACGCGGGACTGGTTAGCGGTCATGCGACCTCCCAAATGGTCTTTTCGCCGAGCGTGCTTTCACGGGTCACGCGCGGGCGACTCTTGCAAGTCCACGGTCGCCCCGGCGTCTTGCCGATCTCCCGCCAGCCAGCTGCGCGAAGCGACGTGCCCGGCTCGGTCGCGAGTGTGTAGGTGACAAGGCGTCGATACCCGAGTGCTCGCGCCGCGCGCCACGACGCGCCGTAGAGCATGGAGCACGCATTCCGCGCGCCATCCGTCGCCACGCGCAACACTTTCAACGTCCAACCATCATCGACGTGGCGCGCGACAGGCCGCCCCACGACTGCGACCCCGCGCACCTCGTTCGTCTCATCCGCCACAGCGAGCGAGAACTTGTGCCCGACGCTCGGCGGGTGGTGCCGATGAACGCGCAACACAAACGCCGACGCCTCGGCAAAGGAGATGGGAACGACCGCGAGGCTCATCGCACGAAGTCCCGCATTTGCTTGACCTGCGTGCGCGCTTCGTCTCGCTCCGCCAGGGCGGTAAGAAGGGCGATGCGAAGACGCATATACGACTCAAGCACCCTTCGGGCTTGCTCCCCGTATAGGCCATCGTTGCGGCTCGCCTCATCCATGAACCACTCGACCTCATCCACGGTGAAGATGCGCGGGGCGGACGGGATGTCCCGAACGGGCGATGCTCGCGGGGAGTCGGTCATCGTGGATATTCGGGTTCTGATTCGTCATTCTCATGGGCGTCGGCGGGCTGTTCGTCGATGTAGTCAGCGACTTTCTCCCGCGCCTTCCCGAGTAGGATCACGGCGTCAGTCAGACGCACGTCAGCGCCTAGCGCCTCGACGAGATCGACCGCGTACTGAATCGCGCTCTCGGCGGGCCACCAGAGATCCGTGCGGACGCGACGCGGAAAGTCGGAGATGGGAGCGACGGTCTCGGCCTGCTGTGATTCGATCTTCACTCGGACCTCATCGCTCGGCGTAAAGACGTGCGGGCCGACGTGATTGAGCGGCAGCATACAGGTTCCCGCGGCGACCCCATCGACCCCGATGTCTCCCATTTCCCAACAGTGAAGCGCGACCTTCAGGGGCTCGCTCATGGCTGCACACGGCCGAACTGCTTCTCTAGTTCTCCGTTCCGTTCGGAGAGACGGGAGAGCTCGGCGCGGAGCGATTCGCAGGTGTCGAGTGCGAGGAGAATGTTGGAGCGAATCCCATCGTAATAATCACCGACTGGCGTCCCCGACTTCGAGGTGAAATGCGAGACCTGCCAACGCACTTCGGCCACCTCATCAGCGGATAGCACGCGCGATGCGGTTGAGACAGAGGACGCGGGACGCGGCGTTGCGTTTGGGATACCAAGGGCGTGCTCGCCATCGTGGCCCTCGTCGCGAATACAGCGATGGCCGGCGAGCGCATGGCCGCATTGAGATTTGATTCCGGCGCTCACGGTTCCCCCTGGATCACGGCGCGACGGCAACGCTTACAATTGCGATACTGGTCTAGCCATCGACGCACGTTGCAATGCTGGCACAGATCGAGAATCCGCGCCCACTTCTTTCGGCCGGGACGCCCGGCGTGCTTTCGCATTCTGCTCATTGGTCCCCCTGGATCACGGAGACGGCGCCAGACTGGTAGGACAGCCATGCGGCTTCGGTCACCGCCGCCGCCTTTTCTAGATTGATGCCGACGGTAATCGAGAATGTCCGCGCGCCCATGAAATGCAATTCCTCGTGGCACTCGTGGCAGAGCGGGATGATGAATCGCGCGTCTGCCTTCCGCCCCTTGCCGCCACTCTTGATGTGCGCGTTCTCGGAATTGCCGATGCCGTAGGCACACCCCATGCAGGGCAGTGACGCGACCCAATCACACCGCTCAGGCGAGCCGTACGCCCGCTTCCAGTTCGCTGAGTAGCGCCGTGCATTCCGCCGTTTGACGGGCTTCCGCGGCGACTTCTCACGCTTGGCTGGTTTCGGCACGGGATGGATCACGCGGCACCAGGGGTCAGGCGTGCTTCGGCCGCGAGTAGCATGGCATCGCTCTGGCGCATCCGAAGCCGCCAGTCGATCTCGTTCAGCTTCTCCTCAAGCTCAACCCACTCGGCGCGATCCCGGACGTCCTTCGTGAGTGCGGCGATGTACTCAGCGTCAGCTCGCGTCTCGGCATCGACCATCGGCTCGGTCACCTTCTTGCCTTCGACCGTCAGACGGGCGCGAACGGCGATGGCGACACGCGCCTCATCGAGCTTGAACATCCGTTCGCCCATGTAGCCGTTGCCGCCGTAGAGCGCGCGGTACGGTGCGACGCGTTCGGTGATTTCCGCGCGACGGGCGAGCAGTTCGTCGGACGATGGTAGGGCGTCGATGATCGTGAAGTCAGGCATCTTCGGTCTCCACATTGTCCCACTCGCTGTCGTCCGACTCGCTCGGATCAAGGGCGCGATTCGCCAGCACGTTGCCGATCGCTTCCGCAAGGTCCGTCTTGCCCTTCTCGCGGCACCACTTCAGCGCCGACTCTAGGTCCTCGGTGACGATCTCGCCGAGCTTCGTGCCCTTATTCCGGCCGAATGGCATCACCTTCTCAGCATCGTTCTTCGGCGATCCGTTGCGAGACTCGCCGCCGTAGGACTTTCGGCTGCCGATTTCTTCGGCCGAGACTTCGCCCATGGCGATCAGGTTGGACACGGCGCGATTCGAGGCGCGCGTCATGGCCGTGGCGATCGCGTCGGCAATCGTGATGACTCGCCGGCCGGTCGCCTCGTCCGAGCTACACGCGGCCACGTCCGCCCACGACTGGCCCCACGGTGCGACGGCTCGCGCTCGGGCATAGGCGATGAATCCGTCAGGCGTTGACTCGATACGGCTATCGGCCAGTTCGCACTCGACGCTGATCCCGAAGTGACGGGCCAGCTTCCGCCATGCGCTTTTCTTCTTGAACTCCCGGTTTCCGTCCTTCTGCACATCGTTCGGCCCGATGAGCGCGTGGCACGCCTTGTCGTAGGCCGCGGCGAGCTGCTGTTGCTGGCTGAGCGATTCGCCGCTCGTAATGGACGCGAGATAGCTCGCCATGTCGGCGCGCACGACCGCAGTCCCTGGTTCCCGAAGATCAGTCGTCATGCTGCCGCGTCCTGTTTCGTTTCGAGGGATGGCAAAGCACCAACTGCGAGCTCGCCGTATGACTCACGGACCCGCTGTGCTAAGGCCCGCATCGTGTCGATGTCTGCTGCTGTCACTGGACCACGCGGCTTCGACCCTTCGACGCGCGTGGCTTCCGTGCCGATCTTCGCGAATGGGTCAGTCTTTGAGTAGCTCGGCACTGTCACGAACCGCTCGCCGTTCCAGACCGAGTGAAAACAGACGTTATTCTCTTGGCCGGCCCCGAAGCGAACGAAGCGTTCGTAGATGCCTTCGCGTGGTTCGCCGCGGGTCATCGGAGATCCCCGGTGAGTTCCAGCCCGTAGGTATCGCCCTTCGCATCCACCACGCCCTTCAACGCGACCTGGAAGCCAAGGGTGCGATACTCCTCTGCGACCTTGACGATTTCACCCACGGTCCAGGACGGGGCGACGAAGTAGAGATGCAACTGATGCTGTTCCATCAGGACTTGCCGTTCGCCTCGGAGATGCTCGGCGAGGATACGCGCGTCGCGCTTGTTCTCGGCCTCAACCACGCCGAGCGGGAGAGTGTGATTCATCTGGCCAAGTGCCCCCGGCCGCTTTCTCGCATGGCGTCGCGGTAGGAGTCGCTGTCCTCGATCCCAGGGCCTTCCTCGGCTGCTGAATCGTCCGTCCGGTCCATGTCCTGGGCGCACTCGAGACACAGGTCCGAGCCTTTCGCTTGCGGATTGCGCGGCGTGCCGACTTGGACACCGCACCGTGGACACATCTTGTGGTATGGCATTATCCTTCCCTCGTTGGTTGCGAAGCGCCGCTTCCTTTGCCGGGGTGGCGCTTCGTGTGTCTAGCCTCGCTGCTTCACCCGCTGCGACATCGGCAGCACCTTGTTCACTACATCGAGGGCCCGTCGGCGACGTTCGGCCTCAAGGTCGGCTTCGTTTCGCCGCACCGCCTCATCGCTCCGATGTGCTGCCATCCACTGATCGAGATACCACAACGCGGTCAGGCCGAGCGTGATGACGATCAGGACGATGAGACCGATGCCGAGCCAATAGCCGAAGAACGGAGCATTCATGGTCAGCGCCCTCGGTTGTATTCGTCCGAGTAGGCGCGCAGCTCGCGGGCAATCTTGTCGTCCTCACGGCGCCGGTGGCGATCACCGCACCACATCGCGGCGAAGTAGATCAATGCTGCGAATGCAATCGCGAGGAGGATCATGACTGCCCCCGCTTGCGAAATGCCTGAAACGCTTTGGCGCTTGCCGAGATAGGAGACGGCTGTGACTGTCGGGGGCGCATTTATGCAACCTCGCCAGTGGGTGTGCCGAAGTACTTGCCGATCAGGGAGTCGATGGCGGCGTTTAGTTCGGGGCCACCCTGTCGCTCGCCGTTCAGGACTTCGTTGATATGCTGGTGGCTGACCGGGTACACCTCGGTTCGCCAGTACGACAGCGTCCAGCCAGCGAGGTCCAAGGCGGCGCTAAAGCGTTGCTTGCGTGATGGTTCCGTGGTGGGTAGAGTCATCTACGGCTCACTGTGGCGGTTATCACGGTGAGCAGTATGCTTGCGAAAGTCGCAAGCGTCAAGTCGCAAATCGCCTTTCGGAGAAAGGTTTACAAAGTGTCCGCGAAAGGTGTCACTCGGGCCGACGTGCTGGTGCGGCTCGCCGAGCGAGGCGGGCGAGTCCGTCAGGTCCGTGAGGCGATGGGGCTGACGGGGGCAGCATTCGCGATCGAGTTGTCGCGGCTGCTCAAGACGCTAGGCACGCCAGGGAAATACGACGAAGCCAAGGTCTCGAAAATCGAGGGCGGTACGAGAAAGTTGACGGCGGAAGAGGCGGCCGTAATCGCCTCTATCGACCCAGAGGAACGACCCGTCGCCTGGCTGGTGTTCGGGGACGTCTCGCGAAAGATGGACGCCAGGACGTGGCGCCAGACGGCCTAGACGATGCGAATGTCCGGGACGGGGTCCGCAGCGTTCAGCCGGTCGAGCAGCACGTTCGCGGCATCGATCCGGCTAGCGCCATGCGGAACAACGATTGGCGCCTCATTGGATCGTCCATTGCGGCGCACGGCGACAAGCACGAGTTCGCCATCTGGGCCAAGATAGGGTGCCTGCCACACGCCGCGCTTTAGTAGTCCAGCGCGCCTTCGGTCGTTCCGGTTCTGCATCGGTGCTGTGCTCGCTCGCCTTCGGGTGGTTTCGGTTAGTGATTGGGGTCACACGAAATAATCATCCGCAGATCAGACGTCAAGAAAGATTCACACTATGAGAACTTCTAATATTTCAATGGTCGCGTTCGCTGTTCTCGGCCCACCAAGACGCTAGGTAATGCGCCGCTTGAGGTCAGCGATTACCGGCGCCGAAGCCATCAGCGCAGACTCGCAACGGTTGTTACGTCATCGGCCATGAAAATTCTCGGTTAGTTGAGCCTCGCGGAATCGCCCGCGCAGATCGCCGACAATCGGCGTCACGGCATCCAACGCCGCGTCGAACGTCGCGTGGCATTCGCCGGTCCATTTCGGAAACGGCCCGCCGTCGAATCGCGCGACGTGCCAGCACGGCGTGTCGGTATGGAGCACGCGTTCGATCTGGAATCCGTGGCGGGCGCCCTTGGGATGTGGCATCGCTAGATCGCAGAGAGGAGGAGCGCGCGACGGCTTGGACTACGACTCTGTTGATGGCCTCGCCGCATTGGCCCCAAGGCGCACGCACCATGTCGGCGAGTCAACGTCGCGCGTGTGGCCACGTCGTCGGAGCACTGCATCACGGCCGACAGACGCCGCTCGACGAGCAGTTGCCACGGATCTCGGCGGGCGGCCAGCGTCTCGACGTCGAGGCGATATTGCGGCGGGAATGGGTGGAAGCGCTGCGCTAACGCCGCCCGGTCGAGAATGTCGCCGGCAAACGCACCGCGTTTCCCGAAGAGATCCATCACCGTGAGCGGCGGCGCGTTGCCGGTCATCGCGTCAACCTCGAGACACTCGAGACCCCGGCGCTGTCGATCACGCGGAGCATGAGCGTCGTCGCGGCGCCCTTGACGCCCGACGCGTCAAACGGCGTGATCGTCAGGACATGCGAGCCCACAGAGAACGTGCCGGCCGGACAGGTCGCCCAATCGCCGCAGAGCGCGTACGGCGCGGTCGCTTCCGAATGCGTGAACGCGTCGAGTTGAAAATCCAGGCGGCTCGCGACGCCCATCACGGTCGCGCCGATGTTCACGTCGCGCGTCGGCAGCGTGGCCAGGTTGATCGTCGTCCCATTGGAGAGCCCGGCCAGGAACACACCGTCCGGGTTGCTATTCAGCGTAATCGAGGCGACGGACGTCGTTGGCGGTGGCGCGTTACACTGTGCTGGCCGCGAGGCGACCGTCGAATCGTAGGCGCCGCCGGCGAGGGCAAGGGCGGTATCGCAGGCGTTCGTGAGCGTCGCGAGTGGGACGGGGAGTGAGAGAGCCAGCGTGTCGCCGAGTGTGGCATTCGCGGGCGCAACCTTCCCGTGATACGCCCGCAGAAAGACGTGAAATCCGCGCGGGCCGCCGCACGACAAGGCGACGAGCTGGGAGTTCCCGATGGCCTTGAAGCACGCGCCCTCAGGGCCACTCCTGCTACTCGTGGTCATGGCGATCGTATCGCCCGGCTGCACCGTGAGGAACTGCGTTCCGCCGAGCGGCATAGACACCGGAGCGGGGCGGTTCACCGATGCTGAGGGCCGCGACGGCCTCCACGCGGCCGAGCCGACGAAGACGGCGGGTTCCAGCGCGGTCCCCACTGCGACCGCGCTGAAGGCCGTAATGACTGCGAGTGCGAGCTTCACGGAACGGGCGCTTCGCCGTCCGGCGCCGTGCTGACCGGCGTCTGCGTCCCGTCCGGCTGTGTCACCGTCACCGGCGGAGCCGTCGGCGTCAGCGCCGGGTCATCCGTCGTGGCGAGCGTCTTGAGCGCCGCCGCGGCACTCGTCATCGTCGTGAGTGCCGGCTGTACGTCGGCCAGCGTGATGGAGCTCTTGTTCCCGAAGAGATCCGTGATCGCGGTGACCGCTGCGGTGAGCGCGTCGCCGACGACGTTCGTCGCCTGGTTGACCGCATCGACGACGTCCTGCTCGTTCTTGTTCAACGCCATGAGCATATCCTCTCGAAGTTGTGTGAGCTGGTTCTTGATGTCGCTCTGACCAGCCAGCAGAGCGTCGTTCTGCGCCACAAGGACGCGGAGAAGTCCCTTGCGTGAGAGGTTCGTCGTATCGGTGGCCATCATTTCCCCTTAGCGAGTTCGTAGCCGCCGACCGCGCCGAGCACGAACGCGCCGATCGCGACGACTTTGCGCGAAGGGCAGGACACAAACGGCAGGAGTCGGCAGTCCTGACCAGCGTTCGACTTGGCGATGTCCTCGGCGGTGACGCGTGAGGCGAGCGCGGTGCGAAGGTCGTGGATCGTATTCGAGTCGGCTGCCATGCTGCTCGCCGCGATCGCGAGATTCCGCTCCGCCTTCGCGGCTTCGTCTACTTTCTCCGCGAGCGCGCGCCGGAGCTCGGCGCCAAGATCGACCACGAACTGCGGCACATCGTAGGGTCGCGGGTCGCCCTGGCGTTGGATCGTCGCGTACTTGGTCGTATCGGATTCTGGCTGCGCATCCCCGCCGAGGATCGTTTCGCCGCGCGGAGCTGCTGGCCGCGAGGAGTGGATCACCGTGATGGTCCCGAGATGCGCCAAGGCGTGCTGCGCGTCGGAATCCGCCTTCGCTTTTGCGACGCGCAGGCTCTTCATCGAATCAGCGAAGACGCCTTTCACCGAATCGCCGACGTGCTTCGAGACCTTGGCCGCGTCCTCGCTCACCTTCGCTTGCGCGTCAGCCGCGTGCTGTTTGTCTTGGGCGCTCTGATGCCTCGCCCCGTCGCAGCGGGCGAGCCAGAGGGAGAAGAGCGCGATCGCGCCAGCCGCGACGATGCGTGCCGCCGTGTTCTTGGCGAGGGCGGGCCAGTTGATCGGAATGGCCATCTAATGCTTGTGCAAGAGGATTTCGAGCGCGGCGATCGCAAGCCCGATTAGGACCGCGACCGCGCCGCGCCATCCATCCGGCGCGACGCCCATCCAATAGGGCGCGAGCATGAAGTGGACGGTGAGCCAGCACCACAGCGGCCAGAGGATGAACCGGCCGAGCAGGTCGAAGCGAATCGCGCGCGCCTGATAACTCAGCGTCCATTCGGTGTGCCCGGTGCCGAGCGCCCAGCCCTCGAACACGAGGAGCGCGAACATGAGATACATCCACGCGAGACCGGGATTGAACTTGGGCAGAGTGCTCGCGCCGGTCATACGATGGTCCTCTGCGGGGTAAGAGCGAACGGCAAACCGCCGAGCGCGTCGGGGACGACGAGATCGAGATCGGTATCAGGCGGAAGAGAGATTCCGGATGGAACATCCGCAGTTGCCATGGCGTGTTGACGCATACAGAAGCCGCGAGGCTGCGGGGACTGATCACCGTCGGCGTTGTACGCCGCCCAATACCGAGTGAATGGCAGCTCGCGATAGAAGTCGGGGCCGCTCAGCACAGAGTGCCACCCGATGTAGAGACCCGGCGCATATCCGGCATTCGCGAGCTGCAGATACCACGCGCGGCAGTAGCCGACGACGATCTTCGCATCGACGCCGAGTGCGACCCCTTCGAGGTCGCACCAGACAGTCATTCCGTTGGGGAGTCCGATGGCCTTGCATGAGTCGGCCGCCGTCTTCCCGAACTGCGCACCCTTCTCCTGCGATGGCGTCCACGAATTCGCCGACTCGACATACTGGACGACGCTCAGCGCGAGGTCTCCCGCAAGAATCGTTTCGACTTCGGCCGCTGTCAGGTCGTAGATGTGTCCCTTGTCGCGCCGGATGTAGCGGACGACAAAGTCGTAGCCCCGCTTTCTGAACGCCGCAACGGTCGCCGCGTCGAGCGCGGCGGTCGTATCGAAGCCTTTGGCGCCAGCGGGAAGCGGTGCTACGGTTGCGAGGTCGAGGGCGCTCACGGATGCACCTCGATGTTGTCGGCGTGTTCCACCGCCGCGACGATCGGCGCCTTATCATCATCCGGCTCGGTCGAACCGTCAGACTTCTTGCGGAGCGACAGGCCGAGCACGGTCGTTCCCGACAGCGCGCCGATCACCGTCGCGAAGATCCCCCCCATGCCCGTCGCGTCGTGGTAGACGGACGCGAAGTGGATGAACCCGACGACAAGAACCGCCGTGAGCCCCATTCCAATCCCGGCGAGAATACGCGCCATGCTCGCTTTCTTCTCGGCGACCGGATCATTGATCGCTGAGGCGACGAAGCCAATCGCGATGTCAAGTCGGCGCTGGAGCTCATCAGCGGTGGCCACCACGCCGCGGCTGGCGTAGCGCACGATGACGAGCAGCACGCTCGCACCGATCACGAGGGCGGCGAGATAGGCGACAATTCTCACCGTGGCTCTCCGGCTTGAAGAACGCGGCCCGGCTTCTGGTGCGCGCGCTCGATCGAGTCCACGGCCTGCCGGACGGCCTGTTGCTGCTTATCGCGAATCACGCGACGCAATGAGTCGGCCGTCAAATGATTCTCATACACGACGCGCTTGACGTAACGGGCATCGACCACGGCCACCGCTTTCTCCGCGACCCAGGCCACGCTCTTCACGACGGGCCAGGCGGCGACCAGCACGCTCACCGCGCCGATGATCCACGGGCGACGTGAGCGGCGGCGACGGTACGTCATGGGTCGTTCCGGCGCCGCCGTAGTGGCGCCTCCGTCGATACGTTCGCTTTCAGCGCGTCGACGAACGCACGCGCGAGTTCATGCGCGCCGCCGATCTTCGCGACTTCCGTCGACAAGTGATCGACCTTGCTATCAACGCGATCGAAGTTCTCGACGGCAACCTTGAGCGCGGCCAGCATCTCGCCATGCCCGGTGACCTTTTCGTTTGTGTCGCGCCCCTGCTGCAAGATGCTTCGCCCCATCAGCCCGATCAGAGCCAGGAAGGCCGCGAACACGGCCCCGAGAATCCAGAGGGTCAGATCGTTCGCGTTCACGACGCTGCCGGCGCAGTCTTGCGCTCGATGACGAGCCGGATCGACCCACCAGTCAGGAGTCGGCCAATCAGTAACGCCAGCGCGAGAAAGAAGTACGCGAGCGGCGTCCCGCCGACACGGGCGAAGGCTTCCAGGGCGAAGTAGATCGCGAGGACGAGAAAGTCGATCGGCTGCATGGGATCTCCCGGTTAGGGTCCGTTGCCGTACGAGGCCGCACAAATCCGCGAGCTTGCGAGTACAGTCGAACCCGAGAGGGCGATGACGGCGAACCCGATGTCGACGGCGAGTTGACGAGGCGTGGGCGGTGTGTGGAACGGCTCAATATCGATGCCGACCGTGAAATCGTACGAGGCCGTGAGCGCCGGGAGGCTCGCGATGAACTCGAACCCGGAGACGCCGCGCTGCACGAAGATCTTGAACGTGGCCGCCGCATCGCCGGTCCACGTCCACGAAAACGCGATGTGGTTCGTGGTGTAGTTCGGCGTCTGCAGCAGCGAGGAGAAGCCCTTGGGGACTGGGTTCGTCCCATCGCCCTCCTGAGGAATTGTGCCGTCGATCGTCACGGGTTGCCGCGCGTACCAACGCCAATAGGCGCTCGCCGGCTTGCCGCGGAGCGTGAACTGCGACCGGCTCTTGCCGCCGGCACCGCCGTCGAGCGTGTGCCGGTAGGCCACGACGGCATACTGCTCGTCCGTGTCCGAGTGGACGAGGTTCGCCGGGAGTTTGATGATGTCGTTCAGGTCGACCGGCCAGAGGTACGGCGTCTCCAAAATCGCGTCGGCCTCGGGCTCTGAGATGTCCCCCAAGATGTCGAGCGCGAGGATCTGCGCACTGGTCGAGTCTTGAATCGCCGAGTCGCTCGCCTCTTGAACGATCATTGACTTCCGGCCGTACCGCGCGACGGAATCGTCCGAGAAGACATTGACGGAGACTCGCGAGCCGTCCGGCCCATACCAGACCGTGATGTCGTTCCTGATATTCGTGCGGTCGATGCGGAATTGAGAAAAGTCGTAATAGCTCGCCGGCGGGATCGTCCAATCGGCCGTCGTCTTGTTGCGGCCGGGGTCGCGGAAGGTGAGCCGGAACGCGTTGTCGGCATCGCTCCATCGCATCCGAAGGTCCCAACCGATCGCGTCGGCGAGGCGCGTGAGGGCCGTGAGCGCGGACTCGACGTTCCACCGAAACTTGGAGAGGAAGGTGAGCGCGATCGGCGTCGCGTCGGGAATGACGAGCGGCAGTCGCACGTCCAGGTTGGCCGCGAGGAGAAGCGCGTCGAGGACGATCGCGATCGGGAGCGGCCCGATGAGGAAGCTGGCCCCGATGACGCCGGGCTGCGTGAACCACGCGTCTGCGAGCGAGCCGGCGAGGTCGCGACAGTCGATTTGGACGATGGGCTTCGCCCAATCGATCGTCTCGATATAGCCGTCGAAGATCGTGTGATAGTCCGAGTCGCCAGGAACAACGCCGAGGTCGACCGTCGCCACATCGATCGTAATGCGCCGGCCAGCGTCCAAGCTCGGGCCGACGCCGAGCGCCAAGTCTTCGCTGACGAATGGGATGACGTTGTAGGCGCTATTCGTGCGGAACGGAGCGATGCTCCGACCGCGGACTTCGCGCCAGAGTTTGACCGTTGCCGTGGCAACATTGTTGTCGATGCCGCCCGAATACTCGATCGAGTAGATCCAGTTGATCGAGTCCCGGTTGGAATAATCCCAAATGACTCCGGAGGGATCCTGAATGCGGACGCGAGCCGCGATGTTATAGCCAGCTCCCGTGAGAAGACGGGCAAGTTCTGCCGCGGCGATGAACCGCCCCGAACTCGGCGTGCCTGTGTGGCCGCCACCGGGGTCCGTGCCTGAGCCCCCCTCATTGATTAAGAGGGTGTTGAGGACTGAGGCGTTGAGGAGCACGGTCGGGGCGGACTAGATTCGGGCCATGCGGAAAAACGCGCTCTTTATCTGGTTCTGGCTGCTCATCGCGGCGCTAGCGGTTGTTTCGCTCGCGTCCATCTGGAACCGACAGACGGGCATGCCCTAGCGATTCCCCACCGGGAACAACTGACCCGCGGTTGGACCGCCCGCCGCCACGTTGCCGGCCGGCGGCAAAACTGGTTTCGGCGTCCGGACCGGCTCGCAGGGCGGTGGAAAGTTGGTCGGAGGGATGGCAGCATGCGGGACGGTCGCCTGAACGATTTGGTTGGCCATGATGGATGCCTAGTCGTAGAGCCACGCACTACGGTTGTTCGTGGTAACGCCGTTGGGATTCGTTACTAACGCGACCAAGAACGTCCGCGACACGCTGTAAATGCTCACCGTCATCGTGGTAACCACAGTCGAATCGGCCGACCCGACGGCGATGATCGCTGGGACCGGATTGAGACCGCCGGATTCCGTATAGAGAATCGGGCAGAAGACCATCGTATGCGAGCCAATGACGTTGGATGTGGCGTTGTTCGTCGCCATCGGAACCAGGGTAAGCGCCGCGGGCACCGTGCCGCTCGCCGGAAGCGTTTGGGAGAACCACGTCGGGCTGTTCGTGAAGCCGATCAGTTGAATGCCGGTCGTGGTATTCGCGCCTGTTGCATCCACGTCGACGTGGATCGACCACCCAGCCGCGTTCGACCCGTTGAGATCCGATGCCGGACCTCCGATGAGCATGAAGCGTCCAGTCGCGACGGCCATGTAGAGCGAGCGAGAACCCGAACTGCCGTTGGTCGCGACCTTCTGCTGCGTGCCGACTTGGCCGGTCAGCGTGCCAGACCCATTCACGCCCGAGCCGAGTTGGATCTTCCACATCGGGCCATTGTTCGACGCCGCGCGACCGAAATCAATTCGCAGATACCACGTCACGCCGCTGATCGTGGTTGTGTAAACGCGGAAGCATGCGGTCGCGTCGGCGGACGGCGCGGTTGCCGCGGCCGGGTCACCGTCTCCGGTCTGCGCGTCATAGGTCCATCCGCCGAGCCCTTGCAACTGTGTATCAACAGCGCCATGCAACGCTTGAAAGTTCGCGTTGACGGAGCAGTCCCATACGAGAACAAGGTTTGAATAGATGGCCACGGCTCAGGTCTCCAGCGGGAGGAAGTGGATCGTCACGGCCACGGTGCTCGTCGCCTGACTGAGATTCACGATTTCGTAATAGATCGACGACGCGGGCGAGCCATCGGCGTTGTAGAACCCGACACTCAGGCGTCTGAGGGATTGCGTATTCGCGCCCACGGTGCCGCTCTGGAACGACCATTCCGCGAGCATGCTGGTCGTGGTCGGGCAGGGCGTCCCGAGCGGCCGTGAGGCATCCGCAGTGCGATCGGCACTCGTTGCGTAGAGGCGGACCCGGCAGTCGCGGTCGACGCTGATCTCGCCCATCTCGCCCCACTTCGCCATTGTGACGGTGCCCGTCTCAGCGGCGTTGTTCGCGAGGCTCGCCGTCGTTTTCGTGACGCTCGAGCGGGCGATGCCACCACCTGTCGGCGCGGCATTTATCCAATGGCCCGAACCGTTATCGAACGTCAGGACGTCGCCGTCTGACGGTGACGGCACCACCACATCGGACAGGCCGTCCAGCGTGCTCGACACACCCCCCACCGCCGCATCAACGTACGTCTTGACCGCTTTTTGCGTCGGGATATTCGCGTCGCTATCCGCGGCGAGCGTTCCGTCCGTGTCCTTCGTGAGCAGTGTGGCCGTCCCACTGCCCGTGAACTCCGGAATCTTGTTCGCCGCCGACGTGAGCCCCGCAAGCGCTAACAACTCGGCGTCGTAGACCATCGCCTCAATCGTTGCCAATGCGCCCGCCGTCAGCCGGCAATCGAACTTGTCGCCCGCTGCGAATGTCCCGGCCGACGTGCCTTCCTGCGCTCGCGTGACGGTCATCGTGTCCGTCGACCGTCCCGTGACCTTTACGATCTCTCGCGTCGTGCCGTCGATGCTTTCCAGCGTCGCGATGAAGAAATCCGATCCCGAAGGCGTCGAGAACTCGGTACCCTGACCGGCCTGCACATCGAACGTCAGATCGCCGGGCGCGACCGAGGCCGCGAGTTTGGCGCTCGCGTTGTTCGTGAAGAGTTGTGTCATGGGCCGCTAGGGAAGGGGCGGGTCGCTCGTCGCGCCGCGCATGTAGTCGTACCAGCTCCGCCGCTGCGCCGGGGTGAAAACGCCAGCGTTTAGGACGATGTCGCGGACGACACCGACCATGTACTTGTCGCCACCGTTCGACACCTTGCCGATGCCGGGACTCCCGTTGACCCAAAACCCGTTGCCGAGAATGAGCGTCGGGTCATCATAGATTATGGAATTGTTGTAGGTGACGACGTAGCGCTCTTGGCCCGAGACACCACTGGCGCCGACGCTGTACACGATGAGGTCTGCGGACGGATCGGTCGGCGGCGTCCCCAGGTCGAGCGTGCTGCCGCCCGAGTCCAAAAAGGCGCCTTCGAGGATATGCCCGGTCGTCGTCCCGAAGAGCGTGCCGTTCGCGCCGGACTTCTCAAGATCCCAGAAGCCCGCCGTCGTATCCGATATTGCCGGGAATGTCGTGAGACGAAAGGACATCATGCATTCGGCCGCGCCAAGCGCCGCATAGCTGCCCGCAGGCGTGTCGATCTCGAACAACAGTCGCCCGCCTGGGCCATCGAGCAGCGCGGACGTCCCGAACCGCACCGTATCGCCTTCGCGCGTCGGGATCTCGTGCGGCCC